AAGAAGGAGTTACTTTAGGAGTTTCATCTCGTGGAATTGGATCTTTAAAACCAACTCAACATGGATATAGTGAAGTTGGCGAAGACTTTATGCTCGCTACTGCTGCTGATATTGTTGCTGATCCATCTGCACCTGACGCATTTGTTCAGGGAATTATGGAAGGTAAAGAGTGGGTGTGGGAAGGTGGTATTCTTCGTGAACAACTTGCCACTCAAACTCAAAAAAGAATTAATACACTAGTCGACCAAAAAATACTTGAAGAACATAAGTTGAATTTATTCAACGAATTTCTTTCAAATCTTTAAATTATAAATAAATATAGATTATAACAAATAAAAAAAATGTCCGTTGGTAGAAATTTACAAGAAATGGAAAACGTAGTAACCAAAGGGGCTGCACCTGCTGAGCCAATGACTTCGGCTGGTATTCCAGTTGAAGACCTCGGCGGTCCTACTCCCGAAAATTATCGTCCCGATGACGATTCAGCAAAACTCAACACTCCTGGCGCATCTTTGGCTCAGGTCAAAAATGTTGTTAATGCGAAAGCAGCGGCAGCAGATGCAATGAAGGAAGAATCTGAGGAAGAAGAAGACGTCATTGAAGAAGAAACAGACGAGGAAGAAGATCTCGAAGCTGGTGAAGAGGGTGATGACGAAGAAGAAGAAACTGATGAGGAAGAAGTAGTAGAAGAAGATTTTGGCATCGAAGAAGATGTTAATGCTCTTCTTGCTGGCGAAGAACTTTCCGAAGAGTTTCAAGAAAAAGCACGTACAATCTTTGAAGCGGCAATCAGATCAAAAGTTGCCGAAATCAGAGGTTCTCTTCAAGAGGCTTATGAATCCGCTCTTGTAGAAGAGATTACTACTATCAAGTCTGAACTCACAGAAAGACTTGATGCATATCTAGAGTATGTTGCTGATGAGTGGTTCCAAGAGAATGCACTCGCAGTTGAGCACGGACTTAAAACTGAAATGACTGAGAGTTTCCTCTCAGGCATGAAGCAACTTTTTGAAGATCATTATGTAACTATTCCTGAAGATAGATATGATGTAATCGAGAGCATGGTAGATAAACTAGATGAAATGGAGTCAAAACTCAACGAGCAAATTCAAAGAAATGTTGCTCTTAATAAAAGATTAGCCGAGTCAGTTGCTGATGTAATCTTTGCAGAAGTCGCTGAGGGTCTTGCACTTTCTCAGAAGGACAAACTCGCTTCTCTTGCCGAAAATGTTGAGTTTGAAAGTGAAGCAGACTATCGTGAGAAGCTGGTAACACTGAGGGAATCATATTTCCCATCAAATGCTGGTACTCAAAGAAGCGTAACTGAAAATCTCTCAGAAGAAGTAAATCAAACCGAGCAAGAGGCTCTTAACGAGTCTGTTTCTCCAATGATGGCTGCTTATTTAGAGACTCTTTCAAGAGCTTCTAAAAAGTGATTTTTAAATCATAATCAAACAACAATTTTTTCCAAAGAGGTAAAAACAAATGCAAATGTTCAATGCAGAATATTTGCAGGAGAAGTGGGCACCTATCCTGGACTATGAGGGTCTTGATCCAATCAGAGATTCGCATCGCAGATCGGTAACCGCTGTCCTGCTTGAAAACCAAGAAAGAGAACTTCGTGAAGAGAGAGCATTCCTCTCCGAAGCTCCAACCGTCAACACAAATACCGGTGCCAATGCAGGTTTCTCTGCTAATGCATCAACTCCTGTTGCTGGTTTCGATCCCGTTCTGATCTCACTGATCAGACGTGCAATGCCTAACCTGGTCGCATATGACCTCGCAGGTGTTCAACCAATGAACGGTCCTACTGGACTCATCTTTGCAATGCGTTCCCGCTACAACAATCAGACCGGAACTGAAGCATTCTTCAACGAAGTTGATACTGCATTCTCTGGTCAAGATAGTGGCAAAAATCTTACCAATGGATTTACTAGTGGTTCTGTTGGTCTTGGTACTACAAGCCAACAAGGAAGCAACCCTGGTGCGCTTGATGCTACCTATCCTGCAACTGGTGATGCAACCACCTACAACGTAGGTCAGGGTATGCGTACTGATGACGCCGAGAACCTTGGACAAGGTGCTGGCGATCACTTTAACGAAATGGCATTCTCGATTGAGAAAGTCACCGTTACTGCAAAATCACGTGCTCTGAAAGCCGAGTATTCACTCGAACTCGCACAAGACCTGAAGGCAATTCACGGTCTGAATGCAGAGGCTGAGCTTGCTAACATCCTCAGCACCGAGATCCTCGCTGAAATCAACCGCGAAGTTATCCGTACCATCTATAACGTTGCTGAGTCTGGTGCTCAGGCAAACACCGCTACCGCTGGTACTTTCGACCTCGACGTTGACTCCAACGGTCGTTGGTCTGTTGAGAAGTTCAAGGGTCTTATCTTCCAAATCGAGCGCGATGCTAACGCGATTGCACAAAGAACTCGTAGAGGAAAGGGTAACATGATTCTCTGCTCCGCTGATGTTGCTTCGGCACTCACCATGGCAGGTGTTCTTGATTACACCCCCGCACTCAACGCTAACCTGAACGTTGATGATACTGGTAACACCTTCGCTGGTGTTCTGCAAGGTAAGTATCGTGTTTATATCGATCCTTATTCGGCAAACGTATCTGCTAACCAGTACTACGTTGTAGGTTATAAGGGTTCTTCTCCTTATGACGCTGGTCTGTTCTACTGCCCATATGTACCTCTCCAGATGGTACGTGCCGTTGGTCAGGACACCTTCCAGCCCAAGATTGGTTTCAAGACTCGTTATGGAATCGTTGCTAACCCATTCTCGCAGGGCACATCCGCGATTTCTGGTGCTGGTCTTGATCGTAACGCAAACCGTTACTACAGAAGAGTGAAAGTAACCAATTTAATGTGAAATCGATTCACATATCTATCAGACTCCCGAAAGGGGGTCTTTTTTTATCTAAATAAAAATAAAACTAGTAGTAAAAATGAAACCATCTCCAAGACAATCGCAAGAAATTCATAAAAACTACGAAAAAGTTGTTGAGCACCTGATTAAAGAAGGTTATGCCGACGACAAAGAATCCGCTGATAGTATCATCAATGGTATGAGTGAATCGTGGTTTAATCTTATTATCCAAGAATGAAAACTTTTAAACAATTCATAAATGAAGCACTTCCTTTTGGGGCGGTAGTACAAACAAGTTCTTATGGACCAGGTTTGTATGGCAACCCAACTGCTTCTGGACAAAGATTAACACCAGAAACTCGCGGTGTTGCACATAAAAAATTGCCACTAGGAAGTAAAGTAAAAATTACGGATCCCAGAACTGGTAGATCTGTCGTTGCTCCTGTTGTTGATAGGGGACCATATCATGGAAATCGTGAATATGATTTAACAACTCAAACAACAAAGGATCTTGGATATAAGGACTACAAACAATTTGGTGTGAGAAATCTTGATGTTACTCCTATGAAATCAAAAATTCCAGATCTGGGTATAAAAGTTGATATGAGTATTCCTAAAATAATTCCAACAAAGAAAAAATAATGTCTAATTGCGATTTTCCTGGACAAATTTCAAACAGAAATTTTCTAACAACTGTTGGGTTTAAATTTACTTTGGCAAAATACCCCCAAGTAGATTTTTTTGCCAATAGTGCTAGAATACCAGAAATTTCTCTTGCGACTACAATACAACCTTCATATTTGAAAGATATCGATGTGCCAGGTGAAAAATTAACCTATGGAGATTTAACTCTTAGGTTTATTGTTGATGAAAATATGGAAAATTATATTGCAATTTATGAATGGTTAACTGGATTAGGATTTCCAGAAACAACCCAACAGTTTAAAAATTTGACAACTGATGATGATGGTCAGAGAGATATGTTAGAAGCTTTTAGTGATGGAACTTTGCGCGTTTTAAATAGTAATTATAAAGAAGTCGCAAAAGTTAAATTTCTTGATTTATTTCCAACTTCATTAAGTTCTCTTGATTTTGATGCTACACCAACAGACATTCAATACTTTACAGCACAGGCATCTTTCAAGTATACTGTATACACCATAACTGGTTTAACTTAATGAACCTTGACGAAATTCAGGAGATGTGGCAGAGAGATTCTGTCATTGATCCTGATAACTTACACGATGAATCTTTAAAAATTCCTCAATTACATTCCAAATATTATACCATCTATAATACCATTACTCTTCTCCGTGAAAAAGCAAGAGATACTTATAATAGAGTCAAGTTAGAACGCTACAACTACTACACGGGAAAGGCACCTGTAGAGGTGTATGAACAAGAACCGTTTCCCTATAAGGTTAGAGACAAAGAGGCGTTACAGAGGCATATGGACGCCGATGAGAAGTTGAGTAAGGTTGAACTCAAAATCAGATACTATGATATTATGCTGAAGTTTCTTGAAGAAGTGATTAAGTGCATATCAAATAGAACTTTTCAAATTAAAAATGCTCTGGAATGGCATCGCTTCCAAGCAGGGTTCAACTAAATAAAAGAAACTGTCTGTAGAAATGAAAACGTTTAGAGAATTTATTTTAGAAAAATCCTTTTCAAGTAGAAAAGAAGCAGAAGAATACCATAAAGAAAATCCTCCTTATGGAGATGAACCATATCATATAAGAAGAAAAAATCGCAGAGGAGAACCAGAATCTTGGAGACCTGTTCGTGCATCAATAAGAAATGCTCAAGGTAAAACAAGAAAAACTAAATCTCAAGATCAAACTGATCCAAATGTAAATTCTAATAGATATAAAGATAAAGTTTCAAGAATCAATGATCAAGGTAAAGAGGCACACCATATAGTCTCTTTATCTAGAGCATCATCTCTGTTTAAAGGAAAGAGTCCAGAACAGCAACAAGAAATAAGAGACAGGCACGCAAGAGTCGGTGTTCATTTTGGAAATGATCCTAGAAACTTAGTTGGACTCTCGAGAGAAAGGCACA